ATTCTTCAAAATCCGACAATTCTGATTCAAGGTTACAGAAACAATTTCAGAAACAGAATAAAGAAAAAATCAAAGATTTGAAGAAGAAAAAATAAACATTAATAAATGTTTAATGATAAAGATCTTTATAAAATAAAAAGACCCCAAGACGCTGAAGATAAGGCGAAAAGTAATCGAGTTATCTGGGATGCCGAAAAGGTAGAAAAGGTTGCAAATGCAATTAACGGCGGAGCAAAACCAAAACATTCCCCTTTCTATGAGAACCAATTATCATGGAGAAGTGCCAATATAGTTTATCAATATGCTGACGAAGAAATAGCAGAGATAAAAAAATGTAAGAAAGACATTGTTTACTTTGCAGAAACCTACTGTTATTTAATGACAGATAAAGGTTATGTAAACGTAAAATTAAGAGACTACCAAAAAGATATGCTTCGTAATTATCAGGATCATAGATTCAATATTACATTAGCATCCCGGCAGATTGGTAAGTGCCTGACTTTCAATACGTTAGTCGATGTTAGTTCAACTAAAGGTTTAACTACAATACCTCTTTATGAAATATATTTTTCCCAAAAAGAATATGTTGAAGGAAAATTAGAATTTTTTGATAGATTAAAATGGAATTTATACAAAGCTATAACTTGGTTAGAAAATAAAAGAGAGAAGAATTAATTTTCTTCTCTCAAAAAAGCTAAGCATTTTTGAATTTCTTTTTCTGGATTTTTTCTATAATTAGAGTCCCATACTATATGGACATTGAATCCCATTTTAGTTATATACTCAATTCTTGTTTTATCATTTTTCCAAATCTCTTTAGATGTAATACTTTTAAAAGGATTCGGCTGCTCATTTTCTGTAAATCGAGAAGGATTCGCATGAAACAGGTCTCCATTATATTCTATAACTTTTTTAGTTGTTCTATCAACATAATCAAATGCATATGCTCTTTTCATTGCTGTATCATAAGTAAAAAATTCTTTATTCAAAGTAGCGTACATTATTTTATGATCTTTAAAGTATACATATAATTTGTTAAATAATTCTTGAGAGACTTTCGAATATCCAACTTTCATATTTCCATTATCATATAAAGACTTTTGCCATTTTTCTTGACGTTCTGTATGTATTGCCGTACCTTTTTCTTTTCCATATTTTTGAATGCAGATATCTAAACTAAAAGTAGTTTGTCTTTCTTTGTATTCTTTTATTGCTTTTTCAATATCACCATCAAATTTAGCGATCCACCATTCAAGTTGAGTAGAAGTTAAACGGTCTTCATAGTTAACCGACTCTATAAATTTCTCTCTATCTTCATCTGTTTTATATTTATGAAAATCCTTTGAAAACGGAGATCTTGATTTTCTTACTTCTTCTGTTGTTTTAGATTTATGATTAGGATTATTTTCACCTGTCATTGCTTGAGAAACTTGTTTCCTAAATTTATCAGTTTTCATATGAACACCCGCTTTAGCATGCTTACATGTTCTATTAGTATAGCTTATAGGTTGTATAAGATCATTTGGATATTGATTCATATATTCTACCCATTTATCTTTACTAAATGCGTTAGAGACGTACTTCTTCATAGAAGAAAGAGTTATCCCATTATCCCATTTACAAATCAAATAATCTTCTAACAATTCAAGATTCTCCGATTTTATTTTATTTTTTATCTTGGCTTGGTTTCTACATTTTGTACTACAGAACTTTGAATTATTACTTAATGTTTCGTATTCCTGTGAACAGTTATCACAGAGCTTGCTGGTTATTACTTTCTTCATACTGATATATAATTTAATGCTATATTAATTATATTATATATCTAAAATATAGTTTGCATCTTGACAGATAAAATAAAAGAGAGAAGAATTGAAAACAATTATATCTATACTTATAATATTCATACAATTTTTAATACAAGGAATAGAATATATCCAGTATTATAATAAGGATTTTGACCAAAGTGATAATACTAAAAAGATTATCGATACTCTGGATTTATCTGATTATAAAATAAAGACTGATACAGGTTACCAGAAATTAAGCCATATCCATTTAACTCAAACATATGATATATGGAACTTGGAACTTGAAAATGGTATAAAGTTATCCGGCGCAGACAATCATAAGCTTTTTTACCGTGATTTAACAGAAGTTTTCTTAAAAGATTTAAAGATAGGAGAGTATATTTTAACAGAGCAAGGACCTCAAAGAGTAACTAAAGTTAAAAAATCTATTTTTAAATCTACTATGCTAGATGTAACTGTAGATGATGAGAACCACCGATTCTACTCAAACGGAATTCTTTCTCATAATACCACTACAGTATCAATTTTCTTTGCATGGTATTTATGTTTCAATGTTGAAAAGACAGCGTTCTTATTATCCAACAAAGGAGCAACTACTACAGAAATTGTTGATAAAACAAAACAAGTAATGGCTAGGTTACCATTCTTTTTAAAGCCGGGAGCACATAATATTACTCAATCAAGTATGAATCTTGATAACGGTTGTAAATTACTATCTCAGGCTACATCAAAAAACGCGGCGATTGGTTTTACAATTCACTTATTATATCTTGATGAATTTGCTCACATCGCTCCTAACATAGTTAAAGCTTTTTATGATAACGTATATCCTACCTTATCATCCTCCGCTGTCTCACGGATTATTATTACATCCACACCTAATGGGATTAATAAGTTCTATGAAATTTATACTCAAGCAGAAGAAGGTAAAAATGAATTCTTCCCATTCAGAGTAGATTGGTGGGACGTCCCTGGAAGAGACGAGAAATGGAGAAAAAGAGAAATCGCCAACTTAGGTTCAGAAGAAGCATTCAATGAACAGTATGGTAACCAGTTTATAATAACATCAAAAATCTTATTAGATGCTGAAGATTTCAAACGAATGGAGAAAAATAAACTCGAGTTTGTACATGTTGAAGGTTTGGATGCATTTGACGACTTAGAAGAACTTTATAAAATTCCATATCAAAACTTAACATGGCATCCTGATTTTGACCCAGAAGATATTGATCCTGAAGATAAGTTTGTAATTTCAATTGATATAGGAGAAGGTATTGGAGGAGATTATACAGTTGCAAATATATTAAAAGTAGATCCTTTAACTAAACAAGAATGGAAATACTTATTAGAACCTTCTCAAATTTATGACTTCTTTAAAATGAAACAAGTTGGGGTATTTAGATCTAATCGAATGAGTATTCCTGATTTCTCAAAATTCTTATATGTTTTATTAGTAGAACATTTCGATTCAGAAAATGTAAGGTTTATTTTTGAGTATAACATATATGGAGAAGATCTATATTCTAAGTTACAAGCATTTAAAGGTGATAATAATGCTTTTGTAGAAGAGATGACTGTAAGTTATTATCATACAAATTCTTCAAAAGCAAGAAAAGCTGGCCTAAAACTTAAAAATGATAATAAAAAGATTATTTGTAGAGATTTCAAAGGAATTTACAAACAAAGGAGAATAGAATTAACAGAAAAAGAGACTGTTTCAGAGGCTAAATCTTTTGGTAGAGATGACGATGGAAACTTCTATGCTCAACTGGGACATGACGACTTATTTATGTCTTCAATCAACGCAACCACTATAATAGAAAATTTATATTGGGAAGAGTTAATAGAAGAAATGTACGATAATTTAGATAAAGAATTCCAACAAGCAATCGATGCGAAAATAGGTAAATACAAGGAAGCTTCAATGGGTGAAGAATACGATCTTTACGATACAATAGATGCTGATAATTTATTTTAATTCCATATTTATCAATTTTCCATTTTTTTACAAATAAATATTAAAACACGAAAAAAATAAAGAAATATTAACATGGCAATAGATCCATTTATCTCAGGCTTAAAAGCAAGTGGAGTATATAGACAAACATTCGACAGAAGTCGAGTAGTAACAAATGCGTCTAACATTACTCCGATAATTTTCGGATTTTCGAAAAAAGGACTGTTTAACACAGCTGTATTCTGCCCTGATTCTGAATTCTTCATCTCTAACTTCGGTGGGATTGATTATTCATTAGAAAGAAAAGGTTCATTTTTTCATAGAGCAGCATTAGAAGCTCTTGAACAAGGACCAATCTTCGTTTTAAACCTTTACGGTTTATCTTCAGAAAAACCAGATACCCCTCCTCAAAATGATACTGAATTCCAAGAACAATTAGATGATACTAGATATGATTTAACTGATTACAAAGGATTCTCATTAGGAGCAACAATTCAAAACAAACCAAATATCATAGAACCTGTTGTAAACTTTTACAATAGAGAAAGATTCTGGTTTGCTGATACAGAGGCGTTATTAAATACAAACGGAAAGGAAAGTGACCAATTACTTTCATTCGTTAACCTTTCACAAAAATCCGTATCCGTTATCGCAAAGAAATCAGAAGTTAGCGGTTTCGATGTGAGCGCAAAAGAATGGTATGGAACAGGTAATGTACCTGATTTCATGAATGAAACAGATTTAATGTCTGACTACTTCGTAGATGTTTACATTTTCCAAGGTGATTTCACTGATTATGAAAATTTAGCCATCGACCCAGTATTCGGAAATTACTTCGATGCACAAAAAGGATTTAAAAAAGAGTTACTTTCTGAATTCACAAATTTACCTCAGGTAAATTTATTAGGATTCTATGAAGGTTCTGTAATTCCTGACTTTATCGATAAAAACGGTTCAGTTAGATATCTACAAACTCTTGTAAATCAGGACACTAATTTAACTGGAGTGTTAGCTTCAATTAATGAAGAAATATTTGATGATGAGTACCTATCTGGAACTCTTATTGACTTAATCGGTCATAACATCGAAAAAGAAACAAATGAAGGACTTTCTCAAATTGAGTTCTTATCGTATAAAGATACTATCACTGATAATATTACTTATTCTCAAAGAAAATTAGAAATAGATCAAACAGCACAACCTGATAATGAAGTTTATCAAATTCCTGTTGATGGTCAAATAGCAACTGCAGATATTGCAACTACTGCTGATGGTAGATATATCTTAGATGACGGAGACGTTATCGATGTAGTTGGAAATGCAAATACAGGAACAGTTATAACTGCTTTCGAAGGATTAATCCTTTATGATAATGATACTGCAAACACAGGAGCAAATGAAGGTTACTTTAATTATACTGCTGGATCTTGGGTATCAACTCTTGAGCATATTACAACTGTTTTAACACTTGAAGCAGATGCTACAAATATTGGTGGAACCTCTACAGGATTACCTGATGGTTTACATTTAGATGATGCTACTGGAGATGTTGTTTCAGTAATTGGTGATGCTGTAATAGAAACAGTAATTGCAGCTGGAGCAAATCCATATGTATTTTTCAATGATGCTGACTCACAATACAGATACTATGATGTAACATTTATAGAAGATACTTCTAATGTTTATGTAAATGGTGATGTATTAGTTATAGGTGGAACTTCTACTTTATTAACTGATTTAACAGCTGATTATGATATTTCTCAATTATCAGATCATGTATTCATTTTAAATACTGATGGATCTTATTCTAAAATTATACAAGCTACAGACGTTTTATCTTCTGAAGGTGTTGTAACTATTTCAATCGATTCTCTTAACGGAGAAATAATCGATGGTGAGAATGGAATTGATTCATATGAAATAACTATAGATCCAATTTATAATGATGTTTCAGCTTCTGGTGATTCATATGAAGTTACAGAAGGAATTGTTGGAGATACTCCACAATTATATGCTGACATTCAAAATGGTATTATTGTAGACGGTGATAGAATTGTTTATAATGATGGAGTTAGTAATGTTGAAGGATTTATTAAAATAGATTCTTTCATCGATGAGACTACATTCGCATATCCTACTGCTTCAACTGATGCAGATAAAGTTAATGCATATAGAATTGGTCTTTATGAAGATTCAACTCTTTCACAGCAAGTGATTGCAGCTAACTTCCCTGGATTTGACGGAAGTCTTGAATTTACAGTTATAACTTTAAAAGGAGCTTTAAATGAAACTTTTGAAATTACTCCTGTAACGAATATTCCAAATGAATTTATTTTACCTGCTGCAAATGCTGGTGATATTAAAATTGGACAATATATCGTAGCATCTCCTGGAACTGGATCTGATAGCACTAACAAACCTTCAAGGTTAACAAGAGTTAAGAAGATTTCAACTCAAGAGAATGGAGATCAAAAAATCCAAACTGCTGACGCTGTTTTCATTTATAAAGAGAATCCTGCTGATACAACTGGAGAAATCGAAAGATACTTACCAATTGAAGAGTTTGTAGATTACTACGATATGACTCACTTATATGGTTTCAGAATCAAAGACAGATTATTACCAACGGCTGGAGACGGCGATGTATCAGTTTATGGTGTATTAACATCAACTAACCTTTACAATACGTTAAAAGACAGATCTATCATTAGCTATAGATATATTGTTGATACATTCAATAAAGGATTAGTTGCTGAATCTAAATCATTGTTAACTTCATTAGCAAGAGATTATAAAGATGCAATTGCAATCTTAAATGCTCCTTCTGCAAAGCAATTTGCTGAATCAGCAGATCCGGTATTTACAGATGCTCCGACTCAGACTAATCCAAATCCTGAGTTAAATCATAGATATCTTGCAACTGGTGGTAATCAGGCATTAAACCCTGAGACAACTTATTCACTTCCAGGAGAATCATCTGGTGGTGTATATGGTGCATTCTACTATCCTAACTTAGTTGTTAGTGAGAGAAATAAAACGTTTACGGTTCCACCTGCAATGTATGTAGTTAAGAACTTCATCCAAAAACACAGAGGAGGAAATCCTTGGGATATTGTTGCTGGTAGAAGAAGAGGACTTATTTCAGGTAGAAATGTTGTAGGTGTTGAAACAGTACTGACAAAAGATGATAGAGTATATCTTGAACCATTTGGTCTTAACCCGATTACAAATGAGCCAGGAGTTGGTCTGAAAATTAATTCAAATCAAACTGCTAAGCAGCAAATCGTAACTGCTTTATCATTTGTGAATGTTACTGAAGCAATTATTGAAATTCAAAGAGGAATTGAAGCAATCCTTCAAAACTACTTATGGGAATTCAACACTGCTCAGAACAGATTAGAAATCAAAACCTTAGCTGATCAATTCTTACAAGGAGTACAATTAGCGAATGGTATTTATGATTTCGAAAATGTAATGGATTCTTCAAACAATCCACCAGCATTAATTGACCAACAAAAAGGTATTATAGATACTTATGTTGAGCCGGTTAAAGGATTAGGAATTCTTGTTCACAGAACAACAATCTTAAACACTGGACAAATTGAATCTGGTGATTTCCAGAAATTATCCTAAACCTTAATAAAGTTTATACATATAATTTAAAATAGGAGAATATTCTCCTATTTTTTTGTTTAAAAATAAATATACTGCAATGGATTCATCTATAGAACTGAAAGAAAAGATAAAGAGAGAAGGCATACTCAAAAAATCTATATGTCAAGATACCTATTATAAAGAATATTCAGATATTATAAAGATAGATTCAATATCTGGAACATGGGCAGAAAAGCTTTGGATTTACGTTTATGGAAAATCATATTGCATTTGTCAAAAAGAAACTAAATGGATGGGTTTTAAAAAAGGAGGGTATCAGAAATATTGTTCCAGAAAATGTGCTACAAGAGATCCAATTTTAATTAAATCTCAGAATGAATCAAGGAAAAAAACATCACTAAAAAAATACGGAGTAACTTCGCCTACTAAAATGTCTTCTGTTAAAAGAAAAGCAGAAGAAACTAATATGAAAAAATATGGTGCTAAATCTCCAATGCAAAATAAAGACATTTTACATAAAAGTAGAGAAACATTGAGATCTAATTATGGAGTAGAATCGCCATCACATCATCCAGAAATACTTAAAAAGAGAATAGAATCTTTTAAGAAAAGTACATTTAAAGAAAATTATAAGAAAACATCAATAGACAAGTATGGGACGTCTCATCCATGGTCAAATTCAATTGTTCATAATAAAACAACTGAGTTTAATAAAAAAAATAAAGATAAGATTAACGAAAAGAGAAAAGCAACTATTAATGAAAAATACGGAGTTGATTTTATAACACAGTCTCAAGATATTCAAAATAAAATAAAAAATACTTTCAATGAAAATTATGCTGAAGGTAATCCATCTAAAAATGCTATTATAAAGAAAAAAATTAGTACTAATTTAAAATCATCTCTTTCTAAAAAATTACTAAATAATAATAATGACATTTTAGAAATAAGTGAAGATGATCTATTAACATGTAAATGTGATAAAAATGAAAATCATGTATATGAGATAGAAAGAGGATTGTACAATCAAAGAAAAAAGCTGAAAATAACTCGATGTACTATATGCAAGCCATATAAACAAGGTTCTGAACTGCAAAAAATTATATCTTCATTTTTAGAAGATCCTAAAAATAATGATAGAAAATTAATATATCCTTATGAAATAGATATATTAATTGAAGATAAATTAGCAATTGAAGTTAATGGAATGTATTGGCATTCAGATAGAAATAAAGAAAAAAATTATCATCAAAAGAAAGCGAAAAACATCCATTCAAAAAATATCCCATTTTTAACAATATGGGAAGATGATTGGAATTCCAAAGAAGAAATTTTAAAATCAATGATTTCAAATTTTATAGGAAAATCCAAGAAGATATATGCACGTGAATGTGAAATAAAAGAAATTTCCGGAAAAGAATCCAAAGATTTTCTAAATAAAAATCATCTTCAAGGTCATATTAACTCCAGTATTAAAATAGGATTATTTTATAAAAATGAATTAGTATCTTTAATGACTTTTGGAGGACTTAGAAAATCGCTAGGAACAACCGCTAAAGAAAATCAATGGGAATTATTAAGATTCTGTAATAAATTAAATTTAAGTGTTACAGGTGGCGCCGGAAAGCTTTTAAAATATTTTGAGAGAAATTATAATCCTGAAAAGATAATATCTTATGCTGCTTATGAAAGATCTAATGGAAATTTATATAAAAATTTAGGGTTTAAGTTTAACCACTTAACATCTCCTGGCTATTTTTATTATAAAAATGGAGCAAGATTTAATAGATTTAGATTTAGAAAATCAGAATTAATTAAAGAAGGTTACAATCCATCTAAAACTGGATTTGAAATAATGAATGAATTGGGATATTTAAGGTGTTATGATGCAGGTAATTTAAAATTCACTAAGACATACTAACTTTCTTATTTATTAGATATATAAATTAATAAAAAGAATTGAATAAATAAAAAGAATGGGGACATTGATTTGCCTCATTTTTCTAATAACAAAATACTGGACAAATTGAATCTGGTGATTTCCAGAAATTATCATAATATAAAAAAGCAAGGTATTGAGTTGTCTTGCTTTTTCTAATTCACATCTTATTTAAGAGCAGTAGAAATGCTGCTCTTTTTTAGTTTAATATATTTAATAAATAGTTAGATAAGTATGAAATTATATATAATTCTTTTAAAATCTTGATATATAAACTATATGATTAAAGCAATTAAAGTACGTATATATCCAACACAAGAGCAAATGATTCATTTAAATCAGTCATTTGGTTCTTCTAGATGGGTCTATAATACTTTATTAGCAAAGCAGAAA